GAATACGCGCGAAAAGACCCGTCTGGCACCGATATTTACGATACCGGAGCTACGGCGTCTGCGGCTGGCACTACGTTTACCATCGCAATTACTACCGCTGACACCTTAATCGGCGGCTGGATTTACATGCTAAACGGTGCTGCCGCTGGCGAACTTCATTATGTGACCGATAATGATACTACTTATGCTACGGTTGCAACGGCATTTACCAGTGCTGTAGTTGCTACCGATGACTTTCTAGTCATCAAAAAGGCAACCGGATTGCTGAAGGTGGAGTTTGACGCACATTTTGTAAACTTGCTATCGGAAATAGATGACAACGCTAACACCGATTTCATCATCGGTCTGAACACGTTTATTTCGGCACCCGGAACCCCGAAACAATTTCTGGATAGAGACAAGCATGACGGACTAGTAATTCCTAATGCTAGATTTTATCACGAATTCATCATTGGCGGCGGCGCGTCAGGTGTTGGAAATGCCTATGCGTTCGGTCAATATGCTTAATAGGAGGTAATTATGCCAGATATTGCTATAACTGAAAATTTTGGTGACCTCCTTGATGCACGTATGCGCAAAATATTCGATACTGAATTTGCGGAAAACGTGAATGAAAGCATGGTCCCATTAATTTTTGGGATGGAAACATCCAATAGAAATTATGAGATCGTCAGTGGTGTTGGTGGAATGAGTGATGTTCCTGATTTTGACGGAACGATTACTTATGACAGCATCGGACAGCTTTATGACAAGACCTTCTCTTTTCCTGAGAAGGCTCTTGGATTTAAGGTTGAAAGAAAACTGTTTGACGATGATATGTTCGGAATTATGGACAGGCGACCCTGGCAGATGGCCGTTTCGGTTGCGCGTACCAGAGAAAAAGCCGGTGCGGCAATCTTCAACGGCGCATTTACAGGCACAGACGGCCCCGATTCCCTGTCCCTGTGCAATGACTCCCATCCGTACTCACCGGATGATGCAACCACACAGGACAACAAGGGTACATCGGCAATGGCTCCGGCAGCCATTGAAGCCACCCGAAGAATTGCCCATACCTCTATCTTCAACGATAGGGGCGAATTAGCGCAGGTTGATTACGACACGATTCTTTGCCCCATCAACCTTGAAGAAACGGCATGGGAAGTTATCAATTCCAAGGGCAAGGTAGATACGGCTAATAACAACCGAAACTTTCATCAAGGTCGTTATAAGCTGATCGTATGGGATCGTCTCACGGATACTAACAACTGGTTTATGCTGGATTCCAAGCTGGCGAAGATGTTTTTGCTTTGGTGGGATCGAGTAAAACCGGAATTTGCTTATGACCGTGATTTCGACACACTGATGGCCAAATGGTCTGTTTACATGCGTTACACCGCAGGTTGGGCAGACTGGAGACCCATTTATGGGCATTTGGTAAGTTAGTGATATTATTCACAATTTAAGCACTCAGGGGGATAGGTGATGAGCCTACCCCCTGATACAAATGGGTAAGTGGGTGTGCGAATCATCTAGGCAGCCTGATGAGAGAAGCAGGGTGTCCCAAGAGAGGTTTATATATTATGCCTTTTACACATTATCCACAAGGAGTTACTAGTTTTGGCATTCCTATATATGGTGGTGGAATTGGTCCGGTGATAGGTGTCGGAACTGGGGACGTTAAATATGTAGTAACAGCGAAAACAAGCTCAAATCTATACTATGAGAAATTGCGCACTAACGGCATAGCAGACGGTTCAATTTTTATTTCACCAAGCACAGCTTTTGCCGATTGTACTGCTGCTCAAAATGATGTTGTGGTTGTATTTCCAGGTGCATACGCTTTAACAGCGGAATTGGCCTGGAATAAAGCAAATACGCACATGGTCGGTGTCGGTGGTCCAAATTCATTGGGCGATTATTCTGAACCCAATGTGTGTATTTATACCGCAACGGCAGCGATTGGCTCAACTATAAATATTACAGGCCAGAACTGTAGTTTTTATAATCTAAATGTTGAAAACTCAGGTGCTCATGCAACCAATATCTGTGCTGTTAAAGTCAACAAGTACGGCTGTTATTTCAATCATTGCCGCATTGCCGGAAATATGGTGTCAGCGCAAAATGCTTCAGCGAATACTTGTTCATTATGGATTGCTGAAGCTGGTATGTATCCCATGTTTGATGACTGTCAGATTGGACAGGACGTTTGGGGCACCCGCACAACCGCCAATGGTGGGGTTATTAAATATGAAACCTCTTCAGGCGCGAGTTCTGGTCGGCCTAATGGTTCTGATTTTAATCGCTGTCGAATTGTAAGCATTGGTGATGATGCCAACTGCGTAATGGTTCGAGTAACCGCTGCAACAGCGGTTGGCCGAGGACACCGTTTTCAGGACTGTTACTTTCAGCATTGGGATGGTAGTGGAGCTGGTTCTACTACGCTGGCTTCTGCTTTTTATACACCATCAACCGCAGTTCACAAGCATATTTTTCATCTTCTTGGTTGCGGATCAATCGGCATCGATGAATGGCAAACAGACGATGATTCTGTTGTTATGGCCAGTATGCCTATTACCGGAGTCGGCGGCGGTTTAGGGCGTAATCCGACTGGAACGGCAGGTCAATAATGCCTATACCGATTGGACAAACATGCACAACTTGCGGCGGCGATGGTTATATAGGTGAAACCCTTTGCACCGATTGTTTTTGTGGTGGAAGTATCCCACCTGTTGCCCTTAATTTAATTTATAAGTTTATGTATGACGGTATTGTTTCTGAGATCGATAAGGTTGACCAGAAAATAGATATATCAAATGTTTTTCATTCATATGAAATTCTGGAAGCCTTAGACGTTGATGAATACAATGCTTTAACCGATACGCAGAAGGATGGTGTTAAAGTTCTTCTATCCTGCGGATTGGTTGACTTAAACGATGGGAAAGCAGGTAGGGTTCGTCTGTGGAACTGGTTTGGTGCTGAGTCAACTACAGTAGCAAATCTAACCGCATTATTGTCATAATCAAACGGGGTGGATTATTCCACCCCATAACCAATAGGGGGTTAAATTGCCACGTAAGAAAAAAACTAAACAGGAAAAGGTATTTCTATCCAACGCGCAGATTGAAGACTTCAAGAAAGACTGTGAAGCCATTGAAGCTCTTTTAAAAAGAGCGCAAGACCCGAAAGACCATGTTGGCCGTAAGATTCAAGACCCTGCCGAATTGCAGAAGGAACTGTCAAAAAAGAAAAAGCTTCTGGCAGACCACACGCCTAAAAAGCTGAGAGGCCAGAACGCCAACAGGTTGTTAAAGGAAGCAAGGGATCTTGGTGAATTCATAAAAACGCAGATGCCGAAGGTTTCTGAATACTACCAGAGATACCCGAAAGCGGAAGACGGCCACACCAAGGAAAGCGATTTCGAGAAGGTGGTTGCACAGCAGGTTAAGTTTCAGACTGACCCAAAGATAGTTCATGCGGTCAACAGATATAAAAGCATTATGCGCAGGATAGACCCTGATGATCCGACCATCAGCAATATCGAAAGATTGAGAGATAGATGAGCACAACTACTATTCAGCAGAATGTTGTCTATGGCCTGGGGGAAGGAACGCTTGTATCCGATACGACCATGCTGGCTTATGCTTTAAGATACGCCAACAAAGCCTACCGGGATATATTCAACAGATACAGATTCAAGCATTTAAGAAAACGTGTCGTCTTCAGAACTTCAGATGGCCAAAGCACCTATCAGGCACCTGAAGATTTCGTTGGATTTTTAATTCTAAAAGACGAATCGGGCGACAGCATCATTGACCAGCGAACACCGGAGCAGTTTGAGCGTGAAATCGGTAGAAACACAATAGAAGACGAAAGTTTTACTTCCGACCACGATGTAGCGGTATCACTTGATAATGTAGGAATTATTCAATATTCGGAAACCGTGACAACTACCGATGATGCAACTGAATACACAAGGGGAACCGACTACACAATGGACTATGCAGCCGGTACTATCACGGTGGATTCAACTGGCTCGATGTCCGATAGCACAAGTTATGAGATTGACTACCTATATCGTTCAACTGGTTCTCCAAGCATTTTCTGTCTGGAATATGACTCGTCTGCCGCCCAATATGTAGTTAGGATGGACCCGGTTCCTGATGGCACAAAAATAGTATCTCTTTTATATCCTGCTATGCCGAGCAACCTGTCAAGTTCTGCCGAACCCATCTGGGATAAGCTGGAATTTGCGTTGGAGCAGGGCGGTATTTATTTCGGTT